CAAAACAAAAAAAAGCTGCTAAACGATCAATGAAAGTTGGTCAATTTCCTGATATGTGCTAAAAATTAATACAATGAATCCAAAACATTTACAAATAAATATTCAGGATGAAATTTCAGCTGATAAGCTGAAATTAGCATATAATAAGAGGGCAAATGACAGATCAATGTATGAACAGGAAAACAAGTTTTCCAAATCTACTGGTCAGCCTTATCAAAGATATTATGTAGAAACTAAGGTATATTACACTACTGCAAATATTGGTTCTGAATGCAACGATATTACTTTCATAAACGGAGGTACTACAAATTTGGTTATTGCTGATGTTCCATTGCTTCCTAATCAATCTTTGAGAATTTCAGGAAATAGGGGTGAATTAGATACTACACAATACCAATTAACATTTGCAACTCCTATTAATACAGGAAACTTACTTATTGTAATCCGTAAACTTTATATATAATGATAACATTGGATCTTTCCATTCTCAATCAGAAAGGAACTCCGATGTTCTATTCTGATATTCTTTCAGCACGACCTAATTTTGGTATTGCTGGTAGGATTTTTATTTCAACCGATACATACGAATTTTATCGTGATACTGGTTCCGCTTGGGATCTTATTGGGGGTTCGGGAACTGGAACAATAACTGGATCAGGTACAACAGGAACTTTGAGCAAGTTCACCGGTTCATCCAGTATTGGTGATTCAATCGTTTCTGAAACTGGTTCTGCATTAACTATTAATGGAACTGCAAAAGCAACAAATTGGTATGTTGGTACTCCTTCCGATATAACAAGAGCATTTGCTGCTATTGGAAATGCTAACAATGTTGCTTTGTGGTTAGAGGAATATGGAAATACTCCCAATAGCGGTGATATTTTTATGTTTAAAGGTCGTGGAACTGAATCCGCAAAAGCAAATATTCAAGTTGGTGATAATGCTGGAGCAATATCAACTGGAGGATATATTAATGGTAACTTACTTACTTCTGCTAATTGGTTTGCTGAAGTAGTTAATGTTGATACCATAAATAACCACGCTGATTCTGACTGGAAATTAACTCAATCTTACAATTCTGCTGGTTTTACTGAAACTTTTAGGATTCGTGCTTCTGATGGATATGTAACTGCACCAAATGGAGGTTTTGAAAACGTATTAACAAAAACTGCATTAGCAAGTGAAGGTTGGTATGGGTTATCCAGTGCAGAATATATTACAATTCCAGCAAATATTAGTTTTAATAATCAAGGTTTTGCACTTTCAACTTTTGTTGGTGCAAATTTAATGACCTATCAAGGTAACGCAACATATGGAAACGGAAATGGTACTACTTCCGTTTTCGGACAAAATGGTTTTGGTTTCAGTTCTGCTGGATCAACAATTACACTTAATCAAAGATCAGGAGGTACAAATGCTTTTGCTGGTGTAACTGCATTTAACTATACAATAGGATCCACAAATGGTACAATATCTCATTTAGCTGGACTTCACGTTTTAGCACCTTATCAAGTTAGTTCTGCAATTTTATCTGTTACAAATTATTATGGTGCATTAATTAATGCTTCAAATGAAAGAACTGCATTTAATATAACAAACAGGTGGGGAATTTATCAAGAAGGTGGAAGTGATAATAATTACTTTGCAGCAAAAATTTTAGTTGGAAGCACTATTGATAATGGAAATACTTTACAAATTACTGGAACAGGATTATTCACTGGAAATGTTACTACAAATGGTGGTAATTTCAGATTATTTAACGGATATTATCTAACTGCAAAAAGGGCAGATGGTGCTGATATTAATGTATTAGGAATTCCAGCTGGAACAAATGATTTAGTACAAGTAACTTCAGGAAATTGGGAGGTTAGAGATACAGGAGCAAATCCACTTTTAAAATTAACAAATTTAGGTATTTTAGGTATTGGAACTACGCCAAGTGCATGGAGTCCAAATTATTTTGCACTACAAATTAGTTCAAATGGAAGTTTATCAAGTACAACTGGAGGTGCAACATTTACACATTTGACTAATGCTGCTTATTTTGATGGTACAAATTGGAAATATACATTTACTGGTGTTTCATCTGCAAGGTATCAATTAACTGATGATGGCAATGGCGGAAGGCACTCTTGGTTTACTGCTGGAAGTGGAATAGCCGGTAATAGTATCAGTTATACACAAGTGATGATGATAACTGGAAATACAAATTTAATAATAGGAAGTACAAATGATCCTGGTCAAAAACTTTACCTAAACGGATCATTGCGTATTGATGGACAACAATCTGCAACTTCGGGTGGTAATTCAGGTCAGCACCTTATTATAAATTTAGATGGTACAACATATAAAATTAAATTAGAACTTCCTTAAAAATAAAAAAATGAAACAAATTCAACCTATTCAAATTTGGGTTAATGGTTCCCAGCAAACAGGATCTTGGTTAAGTGCATATATTATCAATGACAATTTGCTTGATAGTGCAACTTTCTACTGGTCAATTTTGGCAAGTGGATCTGAACCTGATACTGCTGGAGCAAAACTTTCTGAAGGCAATAGCACTATTTCAGGTGAAAATTATATCATTTGGGGTGAAGCAACCGATATTAATTTGGCAGCTTATCAATGGATTGCTTCTGAATTAAACCTAACTTTGGTATAATTATTAACATTTAAAAATTGACAAAATGAACGAAAAACAGGCATTGGAAGTAATTAAAGCTATATTGGATCTTGCAACTCAAAAAGGTGTATTCACAAAAATTGATGAATCATTTACTGCAATTCAGGCATTTAATAAGATCGCCGAAAAATTTAAGGAAGAAAATGCAGAGTAATACTGATCCTACGCACGTTGCCACATTCAGCACTATTTTGTTTTCCCTATTGGGAGTTCAGAATATTTCTGAATTGGCAAACGTGGTATTTTTGGGTGCCAGTACAATATCCTGTACAATTTCCATTTTAGTTGGTATTAAACAACTTAAAAAAAAGTAATATGAACAGAATATTGAAAAACATTAAAACTTCATTTTTTGGATCCATTGCTGGTGGATCCCTTATTTTAGATGGTATTCAGCAAAGAAACTGGATAACTATTATTGCTGGTATTGCTGCTGCTATTACTGGTCTATTGGCAAAAGACAATGATGTCCAATAAGAAAAAAATTTATATTGGTATTGCAGTTCTATTAATCCTATTATTTGGGAAAAAAGTGAGTGCATTTAATCTAATCAAAAAGTTTGAAGGTCTTGAACTAACAAGTTATCCCGATACAGGGGGAATTTGGACTATTGGTTTTGGTTCCACGATCAATAAGGACACAGGACAGGCAATAAAGCAAGGTGATAAAATTGATGTTGCTACTGCTGAAAGATGGTTAAAACAAGATATTGCAGAACGTGAAAAGAAAATAAAGGGATTGATTAAGGTTCCTGTTACTGCAAATATGAAAGCTGCACTGGTAAGCCTTGCATATAATATCGGTACTGGTGCATTTGCTTCCAGCACATTGTTAAGGTTGTTAAATTCAGGTGCAGATAAAAAACTGGTTGCTGATCAGTTTTTAAGATGGAATAAAGTGCAAGGAAAAGAGGTTAAAGGATTAACAAATAGGCGAAAATTAGAACGTGAATTGTTCTTAAAATAGTACATAGGTTCATAAATTGAGGTGTTTTTTCAGGGGAAAATTTCTATTTTCCCCTTTTTTTTGTCTAAAAATTTGGAAAATTCAAAAAAAGTAATTTAGATTCGCAGTAACAAATGATTTTTTAACTTTCAAAAACGAAAAACAATGAAAAAAACTGCTATTCAGATCATCCTGATCGTTCTCGGTGCTATTCTTTTATGCTTTGCTGATAATTTATGATAAGGTTACTTGCTTGGGTAATATCGGTTTTGTACTTGATATTAATAGGAATCCCAGTTGCAATATTCCTTTTGATCATTTTACAAATTTTATCAATACTTAAATTTTTTAGCAATGTTAGAAAAAAAAGAAAAGAGCATAATTGTTCACAATTACCTGTATGGTCTTATGACCTTTCTGATCAATCGGAACATTCCTTTCACTGAATTGGAAGGTGGTCGCATTGAAATTTTTTATCCTTCTGAATTAACATTATTCCATATCGGTTACCATTTTGGTAGATATGCTGAAATGCAAAACAATTAATTTTATGGAACTATTCAACAATCTTAGGGAATCAATGCTGGAAATTGAGCATATCCAGCAAAAGATCAATAACTTAAAAAAATATCAGTTGTCAGGTGATATTTCAAACATTAGGATATATTTTAATCAAGGGCAACAAAATTGTTTATTGATGCAGCTTGATACTGATATATCTTTGGTCAATGAATTGAGGTTATTGATTAATGAAAGTATTGATCTATATGAACAACAAATAATGCAACTTAAATTAAATTTTTAAAATGGAACAATCAGATAAAATACAAAAACCTGAAGTGCCATTTAATATTACATTTTCTTGTAAAGAAAATAGTATTAAATTAACATTGAATAATCCTGAAGATATTTTAAAAATTGGATTATTATTCTCTGAAATTTTAAATGAAAATGGTATTAATCATATAGTAGAAAAAATAAATAACAATGAAACCTTACACAATTAACGGAAACAAATATTACTTTGAAGTTTTTATTTCAGCAAATGAACCATTTATTTTGTTATCTACAACTGAATATCCCAGTGAAGGTTTAAGTAAAATATATTTTTTGCGTAAATACTCAATGAAGTACGCAATGGAAGATTTTGTGAGATATGAAGCAATTGTAAACGATCGCAACTCCGCAAAACAAAATGAGGTGCGTTAATTGCTCAAAACTTTTCACAATAACAACACACAGGGGCAAGGTAGGTAAAGCACTTTGCCCCTATTGTTTAACCTTAAATTCAAATAAAAATGTCGCAAAGAAACAAAGATCTTCCAGCAATGCCAGTTCATCCAATGCAAGACAAATTCGGTCAAGTGATCCTGATGGCGGGAATGTCAAAACTGGAAATAACTGCACTTAATATCCTTTCTGCACAATTACGCAAAAATAATGTAGAGGATCTATCAGATGAAGATATTACCTACATTATCAATCAATCTTACAATATTGCAGAGCAATTTTGTGCATATATTGAAACTAAAAGTGAAAAGGAAAGTAGTATAATAATTTAAATTGTGTAAACCAATGACAAATGATCTACACGAAAAATTGTTATCCCGAAAATTTAGGCAAAATTATACTCCACCTGATGAAAATATCATTTTTACTATTGATGGTAAAAATATAGGTTGTTTGCAGTCTTTTGTATGTTTTCAGGGTTTGCCTAAAGCTGGTAAAAGTACATTTATAACAAGTGCTATTGCTTCTGCTTTTACAACTTGGGATATATTCGGAATGAAATTAAAATTTCCTCCCAACAGGAAGCGAATTTGCTATATTGATACCGAAAGTAGCGATTTTGACTATTACAGGGTACTGGACAGGATAAGGCAACAAATTATAACTGATCATTTACCACATAATTTTGATTCTTTTTTATTCAGGGAAGATTCGCCGAATGATATTCAGCAAATGATAGAACTTTATTTACAGGAAAACCCTGACTGCTCTATTTTGGTGTTGGATGGAATATTGGATCTTATTTCAGATTTTAATTCAGTTGAGCAATCATTTTTTCTTATTCAGTGGTTGAAAAAAATTACCAAAATTCACAATTTATTGATCCTTTGCGTTTTGCATTTAGGTAAAAAAGATCAAAATTCTATTGGTCATATTGGATCCTATCTTGACAGGAAGGCACAAAGTGTATTGAAAATTGAAAAGAATAAGGAAAACAAAACTATTGATCTATCCGCTACATTTTTGAGATCAAGTGATGAATTTAATCCTATTTCCATTGCTTATACTGGATGCAGTTGGAATCAGGTCAATACTGCAAATGAAAAAACAGGAACATATATTTTTGGGATGGAAAAAACAAGCCTGATCAATAGGATCCTATTTCAACCCCGCAAATATTCTGAAATGCTATCTGACTTGGAAGAATTTACAGGGAAGGGTTCCACCACTTGCAAAAAGATTTTAAAGGACTGGATCAATGATGGATCAATTTTAAAAATTGGGGAATTGTATAAACAAAAATAGGATCAGTCGCCTGATCCTACTTGACAAATGATCTTTCTAACGAAAAACCACTTTCCCTTCACCACAAAAATAGAAAATTTCTAACAAAATGAAACTTTACACTGCCATTATTTTTTTTAAACCTGAAACTGGAATTGCACCCCGAAAATATCGGAA